CCATATTTCTTAAAGGGCCATTTTCACAATAATGTAAATTATATTTAACTACATCTTGTTTTGTTATTCCTCTTTGATCTAAATAATGTAAAGCATGTTTAGATAAAATTGCAGAACTTGAAATTATAGGTATAACTTCTTTAGGTAATTGTAAAGTATTGGTGTCAACCTTTTGTTTTGTTTGTTTTTTAAAATTATATTGTTGGTCAATTTCTTTTAAAATATTAAATGTAGATCCAGGTGCATTGGATTTTTTTAATAATTGATAAGCTCTATGTCCTTTATAACCACAAACCCAACATTGAAATTTTTGAGATAATAAATTAAATGTAAGTTTTTTCTTATGATGATTACAACTAGGACAAGTAAATACAGCTTCATCACCTCCTCTAGCTGATTTACTTCTACCTAATACTGATTCTAATAATTGTTTTAATAAATCTTCTTTCATCTAAAATCCCTGTCATAAAATTTACCTAATATATTGTCATTAAGGTATTTTTTATCTTCTAAAACTTCTAATACAAATTGATATTTACATTCTAAATATGTAAGTTCTTTTTTGTTAAAAGCCACTTGTAGAATTTTTCTTTCTAAGTCTTCTTTATTTGCATCTTTTATAAAACTATGAGAACCATAGTAAGTTTTCCAATCGCTTTCTTTAAGTACTCTTTTATAGACAGGAGGTCTACCTTTACCTTCCCAAAGTGCTTTTTCTTTTTTGCCTAATTTTTTCTTTAAATTATATATTAAAGATTTTTTACCAATGTATTTTTTTCCAGTTGGGGTATGAGTTGTTTGATAAATAAAACCAAATGCTCCTTTAGGAAGGTCAACTATTTCATTAATAAGTTTGTCTTGATAATACCACTGCATAGTTTATTTATTTAAATAATCTATAGCATCCATTACTTCTTTTGATTGACTCATTGAAAATATCCCTTTGTCATAAGATTTTTCACAGGCTTGAATTAAAATTTTTATAGATTTATTTATTTCTTTCTTTTTTTCTTTTAATTCTTTTACTCCTAATAAAGCATTCGGTTTTTCACCATTCTTATCTAAATAATCTAAAGCATTTATTACACTTTGGGATTCTTTCATTGTAAATAATTTATTAGTATGAGCTAATTCACAAGCTTGTGATATTACTATTAAATGAGATTTATATTCTGATTGTTCTGTTTTTAGTGTTTCTAACGTTTTTCCGTTATTTCTTATTCTAGTTTCAGGAGGCATGTCAAAAGTTCTTTGACCATTTTGTCTTAAACCTTCTTGAAACTCTGGGTATCCACCAGTTACTAACTTTGCCATATCTTATGTTTTTATGTATATAAAAAAAAGACCCTGGAAAACCAAGGTCTTTTAATATAAATGTTATTTTATACTACTTATTATGAAGTACCTGTAGTAGTTGAAGCGTCTGCTGTTGGTGCTGGTGTACCTGTAGTAACCATACCGTAAGCCATACAGTGAACTAAATTAGCTTCAAGGTAAGTAAAGTCATACATTGAACCAATTGCCCCACCTGCATCTGTTACTGCATCTGCGTCAATTTCTAACGATTGTGCGTTTGCTGTAATAGTAAATCCTGCGGTTGCATCAGTAGCATCCCCATCTAATGCACTTAATAGGATTTGTCCTACCAATACACAAGTACCTGAATCTGCGAATCCTAATTTAAATGCTGTAGTTGACCAAGATGTAGTTCCTACTATACATCTGATTCTCATACCCACATTACCCGCAGCTGCATCTGGTAATGTAATAGCTCCTGCTTGTGCTGCGTTTGAATACCAAGTTAAATCTGTAGCTGTGGAAGTTAAATTTTCTGTTCCTGTTCCTGATTGTTCTGTAATATTTGAATTTTTTAAACCTGCTGAAAATGTTGTAGCTGCTGCTACTGTTCCACCGTCTGTTAAATTTAGCATACTGTCGAATACGTCGACAAAATTTGCTGCTGTGGGTCTATCTCCTGTTTCGAAGTATCCCTTTAGTGCTGTTATTCCTACTGCGCTCATAATTTTTTATTATTTTTGGATTTTTAATTAATTAATTTAATAGAGATTGCAATCTATTTTTTGATTTCTTATCATACGTATATGCATTTTTTAAAAACCGCAATAAATTTTTATCTATTTATGTATCCCACCTTAAAACAAAAGTGGTGTCGGTTTCATCAGACATTCTGATTGGTTGTCCTAATTTACCTACTACTAAACAATCTCCTTTTTCATCATAAAGTCCTATTGTTGTTATAAAAGTTGAAAAATTAGAACCTGTAGTGAAATCAGCTAATGTGTGTTTTTTACTTGATTTTACTTTTCTTGCTGATAGGTTATAAGTACTATTAAATTCATCTTCACTTACTGTACATTGATATTCATGTTCATAAATTAAATGAGTTCCTTGAAATTGAATTTTATTTAAACTATATTCATTTCCTGGATTTTGTAGTGTATTTTGATATAAAGGATGAGTTATAACAGCAAAACCTGCTTGATAAAAACAATTTCCTATGTAAGGTGAACCATTTAGGCTTGAAGATATATTAAGTATTGTATTTGGTGTATGGGCTTTTGAATAAATGTTTATATTACTAATATTACCATTAAAGAATTTTCCTTTATCTATTAGTGGACCATAATTATCTACAACAAAAGTTGAACCTATTACTGATACACCTATACCACCATCTGTAAAACCGTCTACAATAAATGATGATCCTATAACGGCTGTACCTAGACTAAATTCAAAATCTGTGTTTTTATGTTCACCTTTAGATCCTATGTATAAATTAGATGTGTTTCTTGTTTGTTCCTTTATTGTAAAATCTTCTTCTTTTAATTTAGCGCCATTTTCCCAAATCTGCATTTTTGATCCTGACGATTGACATAGTATGTGAGTATTTATATCAACAATGTTATAATTGCCTGTTTCGCCCAAAGAGGCGCTTGCAGCATATTTTTGATTTCCATCTGATCTTTCAAAATGAAGAGAATTACTTATATGATATATTTCAAAAGGAAATTGAGGTTCGGAAGATTCTGCAGAACTAGATAAACTATTAGTTACTCTTTTTGTTCCACTTTTAGCTATAATGTATCTTTTTTCAAGGTCTAATTCTCCACTTACTATAAATTGAGTATTAACTCCTCCAACATTTTGGCCTATTGCTGCTGTTCCTATAACAGGTGCATCTAAGGATATAGGTCTTATGTAAAAAGATACTGAGAAGTTTTCATCTTTATCAAAATTATATCTTTCATGGTGGGAAGATGAAATGTATGAACCTGTTCTACTATTAAATTTTATTTCAGATGATGAGCTTATAGACTGTGCAAATTGAACATTATTATAATATATTTTATTTATAAAATAACTATCGTCTTCGTTTTCAGGATAAATTTCTCTAGGTTTACCCATTATACTTGTGTATGTTACAGGGGCATTAGGACTATTTTTTCCTCTTCTCCAACCCCCACCTATTATATCTGTGTGAAATCCTGTTTTTTTATTAACATATTTATAATGAGCATAATCACTAAATACATCTAAATCATATCTTTTAAAACCATCTACTGGTTCTAATTTAAATACATTTTGTTGAATATCATTAGGATAATTGTCTAAATTAGTTCCACTAATTATTAAATTTCCTTTTTTATCATCTATAATTTGATAACTACTTGCAGACAAATAAAAAGATCCTGGTTTTATTTCAAAACCATATAATCCAGAAGGTATAGATAATATGTTTGCTTTTTGATAAAGAGTTCTAGGTTGTTCTAAATAATTAATGGGACCCATTTTATCACCTACTGTTTTTTTAAAATTTCTATAAAAAAGGTGATCTATTTGGCTATATTTAATAAAATTTATAACGTCCGATCCATAACCGTCAGTATGAGAAGTACCATACATAGATACTGATTCTGAAGTCCAACTAGCATTAAACCATGTTAATGAATTTGATGCTGCTGAAGCGGAAGTGAAATTATATTGTTTATGGGCATTAAAGGGGATTAGTGCCTTGTCTTGTGCCGAAAATTTTTTAAAGACTGTACCCATTTTTTAGGATATTAAAAGTCTAATTTTACTCGTATAAGTGCTTCTTTAGTAAAGTCTTTTGCAATTGGTTGGCTTAATTTTGCAACTGCTAATAAGTCATTTGCATCATTATACATTCCTACTGTTGTTATAAATACTTTTGGGTTCATTCTCATTGTAGAGAATAAAATTGTTCCCTTACTACTTCCACTAGTAAATGACGGATTATTAGTATAGTTAAATTCTGAGTTTTTAGCTCTAACAAAATAAAATTGAGAATTTACATCTTCTTCTGTGTCTATAATAAAGTGATTAGAAGAAGAAATTAATTGATACATTCCAATGTGATTAAGGTCATAATTTGTACTTAACCCTGTGTTGGTTTGTGGTAAATCTTGTTGTAATGTTGCACCAGTACCTACTTTAGCTGCAAACATATCACCATTTAATATGATAAGACCTGCATGTGGATAAAAATGTCCATAAGATGAACTTCCCCCTTTTTGATTTATTGTTGAACCTGATATAATACCATTTGAACCTGATACAATGTTATAATAACCACCTAAATTAGTGCCTACATAGTTAGGATTGTTTGCAGTAGCCCCCCTACTAACACTATCATCTGTAAGTTTTAATTTACTATCAGTAGGAGTATCTATATTAGCTCCTGAAATAAATAATGATAAACTTCCCGCAGATAATCTTTGTTTGTAATTTGCTCTATTTACATTAATTACATAAATACTGTCTGGTGTATGAG